CAGATGTTTTTGCTATAACTTCTGCAGCTGTGCCTTGTCCAGCACTTTGTCCTAATGTATTATAATCAACTAATACATTTGATGTATTATATGCTGCCATTCTTTGATTGGCTGCTCCTACTTCTAAACTATTAAATTGTACTGCTACATCTGTATCTATTGTTCCAATTGGAATATCTACTGCTGCTCCTTTTTGTGCAAATGGTAATGATGCTGTAAAATAATCATGTTCCCATGCTCTTTGTCTTAATGTTGTTAATCTTTCTCTATCTCCTGCATCTGTATTGTTATTACCGTCTGTTAATTTAAAATCTACTGGTGCTTGTAAATTTTGATCTCTGTAATATTCATTGTATATACATTGGTAAGCTGCCATAGGTAATGCACTTACATTTGTACTTACTCCACCTACTGGAACTGGTGGAATTCCTATATAATCCATGAATTTTTTTTGCATGGCTGTATAATCTCCATTTGTATAAGCCATGTATGGTGCTACGTGTTCACTATTATGTTCTGTAATGAACTTTTCCCAGTTACTCCATAATATTCTATTAGGAACGAAGAAATAATGCATTGTTACATCCATTCTGTGCATTACTGGGGCTATCATTGGTGCAAACCTAATAAGGCTTTCACATGATAAATCGAATTTGTCTCCCGGTACACATTCAAGTGTTAATATGGGGGTTAATTGCCCCATGTTTGTTGATAACTTTACGTCATGCGTTAAATCGAAGACGTTTTTTTTTGGTTTGTTCAGCTGAATGCTGTTGAAAAGGTTTTGTGCCATTTTTTAATTGTTTTAAAGGCGGATCCCACCGCGTGATACATAATATGTTCTTTTTACTTTTGATGACCTATAGCCACCTTTTTTTTTGCCGTAACTACGACGGCCTTTGTAACCTCTTTTCATTTTTTGGTTTTTAATTGTTATTTATTTGTATTCCTATTGTTAAGGCGCTTGAACGCTCTAATAGTTCTAATGCTCTTTCTAATGTTTGGTTTTTTATTATTACCATTCCTCTGTAGTATATACAAAATATTTTCATTAGTATAATATTTTTAATAAGTCTGTAATTTCATTTGTACTAAATTGTTCTGGTTTATATCCTGCTTGAATCATACGTTTTTTTAAAGTATTTGATAATTCATTACTTAATTTGTCTAACTCAAATTGATTTCCTTTTAATCTAATTGCTTGTTCCATTGTTTGACTTAATAATTTATTAAGTCCTATTTTTTGGTCAGATAATAATTGAGTATATTTTCTATTTTGTGATAATGTTTGTAATTGTGACCTTATTTGATCTTGTTGTAATGGGTTTATTGTTTCCTTGTTTCTTATATCTGCCATTACATTTTCTACTTGTTGTCCAGTTAATCTACTTCTTTGAAATTTTTCTTCTGCTATATAAGGTGATTGATCTATTAAGTTATCGTTTTCTAGTGATTTGCCTTTTGTTTGTTCTCGTAATAACTCGCCAGCTTGTTTATCGTTTGATAATTGTTGCTGTTTTAATTTTAAATCTATGATGTTATTCATAGTATTTCCAATATTTGGTAGTTTTGGTGCTACAAAGTCGGGGTGTTTCATATCGGTACTTCTAATTGCTGCTGAATTAGACATCTGCCCATATATAAGATTAGGATTTAATCCCGCTTCTTTGTATCTCTGCATTTGTTGGCTAGGGCTGTTATATTTGTTTTGTTTGTCCCAATCTACTAATGCGTCTGCTCTTTGTCTATCGTACATTTGTTCACTAAACTTTCTGTTTTGTGCATTTGTGTATAATGTACTTGCTGTGTTTATGATGTCTCCTACTACTGGTAGTACTGCTGCTGCTGACATAATTTTATTTTTTTTTTGTTTTTTTGTGTTTAATTGACATTTTTTTTATAAATCGCTTTTATTTTTTTTTGCGTCCACTACGTTCCCTTTTTTTTCAAATATAGCTCTTTTTTTTGTTTTAGTGTCAATTAGCACTAATATATCAAGGAATATTAGTGCTTTTTGTTTCTGACGCGCTTCGCTTGTCTTACGCAGAAAGCGACACCAATGTTAAATTGGTGTCTTTTCTACGTCGTTTTTTAAGTTTTCCACAGTGTTTTCAACATCTTGTGTTTCTTTCCATTGGCGAGACTTAAGGCTCTCCACTTCTTGTTTTACATTTTCTAGTAATTCTGCTCTATCTACTAAATCTAATGTTTTTGGGTCTGGCATATAGAAGTCTTCGCCTTCATATATTGGTGTAAATGCTGATACAGGTAAACCTTTTGCATATCTATCTACTATTGTTCTTATTGACATAGTTTGGTCTGGTATTGTCATCGAAGGTAAAGTGTTTACTTCTCCTTTTTGGTCTTTATAATCGTAATTTAACGAATTTTTAACTTTTTGCATAATGTATTTTTTTGCGTTTGATTTATTCATATTGTCTGCCTATTTCGGCATTTTTATACATTTTTTTAAATTGGTGTATATGTCTTTCAACCATTACTTTTTCATATGTGTCTCCTAATTCAGTTTGAAGTTTTTCTGTTTCTTTTTCTGCAATGTCTTTTAAATACATTGCTATTTTATCTTTTTCTAGTTCATTATATATTTTATCTTTATAATATCTTGGCATAGCAATTTTTTTATTATCTGGTATGTTTACATACATACGTTTTTCTAAGTCTTGTTTATGCCATTTGATCATTTTGTCTGTTATATAATTGTCTCCTAGTCTTTTTGACATTAAACTGAATTCTTTTTGTCTGTCATCGTTATAATGTAATGGTATTTTGCCTTTTTTTGTCATATATTTTAACGTATAACCTATACTTGCTTCGTTTACTTGTCCTATATGCATTGTACCTAATGGCTTGTTATTTAATATCCATGCTTTTTGTATATGTTCTTTATTTGCATTGAATAATATTATATGATAATGAGGGCGCATCTTTTTAGTACCATATTCACCACATACATAATATTTAATTTTTGTTTTGGATAGTTTCCGTAACCTTTTAAAGAATTTTTGTATATCAGTTTTATCTAAATTCATATATCCCTTTTCAGTTATTGGAACGTATTCCGTATCGTATGTTAATGTAACGAATAATGCACTACTAGAACGTTCGCCCTCTTTTATCAATCTATAACTCCATCCACTAGTCCTCCTTTTCATACATGGAGGACATTTAGAGCATGGCACTGGTATGTAGTTTCCAGTGAACTTATCTTGTACATGATAGGGTGTTATACATTTTGTTGACATTATAATCCCATTGGTGTACCATATTTAGGCATTGGCCTTACTGCTTTAATTTTGTTTAATACATGGCAGTATAGTACGTCTGTTTCTGGGTCTTCTACAGCGAAAATGCGTTTTGTTGGATCGCATTCTATAAAATCGCTATTTAAACTTGGTTCTGTTGCAAATATTCTTCCTAAATGCCAGTAATTTAATGATGTTCTAAATTCTCCAGCAACTCTTGATGGCATGTATTTGTATTCTGCATAACGTGGTACATATCCAAATGTATCATTTGCATTTGCTGTGTATGCGTATAATTCTTGTTTTGCTACTTCTTGTTCTCCAATATTTGCAAATGTTGGCCAGAAATAATCTAATGAATCAGTTTTTAAGAATGTACGTGGTATACCTTGTTGATATGCTGTTTTTGGCATTACGGACATAATACCGATAATGTATCCATGTTCTTCACAATAGTAAGAACCACTTTTTCCACTTGTTACACTAATTCCATGTCCTGCCATATTTCCTTGTGGTAATCCACCATCTTGTCCAGTTGTGTTTAATACTTCTGATACTACTACTGGGCTTTTTACTCCTGTAATATATTCTGGTCTTTGTAATCTTTTATCTGAACTTCTTACACCAAAATGTGTTAAGATATTTTCTATATATCTTGTACCGCCTCTAGCGTTTTTCTCTAACCACTCTTGTAATTTAAATGCTCTACGTAAATCATTAATGGTTGTTGGTGATAAATTGATATCAGATGTTTTTGCTATAACTTCTGCAGCTGTGCCTTGTCCAGCACTTTGTCCTAATGTATTATAATCAACTAATACATTTGATGTATTATATGCTGCCATTCTTTGATTGGCTGCTCCTAC